GTAGAAAACGGTCATGATCGTGATGGATTGGGTTCAGAAGAGAATTATTTTTGGAAAACTGCAAAAGAACGCAAAAATACCGAAAATGAACCCGAATTGGGATAAATAAATCATTACGGAAACAAAAAATGGTTATCAAAATGGATAAATCCGAAGAATTTACCAAAACTGGTCGAAAATTGATTAGTGAGTATGATGCTGATGCTTATTTTGAAGAAAAAGAGGAAGAAAAACCTCAATTTTTGAAAGAAGAACAATAAATAAACTTATATCTTAAAAACCCTTATAGATATATTAGGAAAAATATATCAAATTGAATGGTAGTTAGAATTTCTCGTGCATTTAAGGACATAAGTTTGTCATTTACTCGGCATCCTGTTACAAATGATGTAACTGTGCTGAAAAATGAAGATGCAATTAAGAAATCAGTGATTAATTTATGTCGAACACGCATAAATGAGAGGTTTTTTAATGATTTGTTAGGCACATCAATCGAAGATTCATTATTTGAAACGAATTTAGACGACATTGTATCATTTTTAGAGAAAGAAATTTTTACTTTACTTAAAAATTATGAACCAAGGATTAGATTAACAAATGTTATTGTCGAATCTTTAGTTGATTCTTATGAATTGCAGATAAGAATTGAATATGAAATTGTAGGATTGCCAATTCCAATACAAAATATCGAATTTTTACTTCAACCGACTAGGATATAATGTCATTTACACAGTTTACTAACCTCGATTTTAATACTTTAAGGGCTCAAATCAAAAATTATTTGAGATCAAACTCAAATTTTACTGATTTTGACTTTGAAGGGTCAAATTTTTCGATTTTAATTGACACTTTAGCATATAATTCGTATATTAATGCGTATAATACCAGCATGGCTGTCAATGAATCCTTTATTGATAGTGCAACTTTACGTGAAAATGTTGTTTCCTTGGCAAGAAATATTGGTTATGTACCGAGATCAATTAAATCTGCAGTAGCTACAATTAGTTTCAGTGTTGACGTTTCATCAACAAACAGTTCAAGTGTTAAGTTAAACAAAGGATTAGTTGCTTTGGGAGCAGTTCAGGGTGGAAATTACACATTTTCAATACCAGACAGTATTACAGTTCCTGTTAATAGCAATGGAATTGCTAGTTTTGAAAATATTTTAATTTATGAGGGAAAATATGTCCAAAAAACATTTAAAGTTAATAATTCACAATCAAACGAAAAATATATTTTACCAAATTCTAACATTGATACGTCTTCAATCCGTGTTGAAGTAAGAAATGATGATGGAATCATTGTTTATAACGCATATACTAATATCTTTGATGTAAACTCAGAATCTAAGTTATTCCTAATTCAAGAAATTGAAGACGAGAAGTATCAAATTCTTTTTGGAGATGGTGTTTTGGGTAAAAAACCAAAAGATCAATCAGACATAGTTGTTAGTTACATTGTAACAAGTGGAGAAGAGGGAAATGGTTCTACTAATTTCAATTTTTCTGGAAAATTGACAGATAATAATGGTGCTAATATTACAAGTAATACATCTACCATAACAACTGTAGCAAAGTCTGAGAATGGAGATTCTATAGAATCTATAGATAACATCAAATATCTTGCTCCAAGGGTCTATGCGTCTCAATATAGGGCAGTTACACCTAACGATTATCAAGGTTTAATTCCATTCTTATATCCTAATGTTGATTCTGTGAGTGCTTATGGTGGTGAAGAACTTGATCCACCTGAATACGGAAAAGTCTATATTACAATTAAACCCAAGTATGGTGAAATTCTATCAGATGTTGTTAAAGATTCAATCAAGAACGATCTTAAAAAGTACACGGTGGCTGGAATTAAACAAGAATTCCTTGACTTAATGTATTTGTATGTTGAATTCAATTCAACTGTGTCATACGATTCTGGATTTATTTCAGATAAATTAAATCTTCAATCTAGAATTTTGGCATCAATTGAAAATTATTCGAAATCAGCTGATATTAATTCTTTTGGCGGTAGATTAAAGTATAGTAAGTTAATTTCTCAAATTGATGGAGTTGATACTGGAATTACCTCAAATATTACGAATCTCGTAATGAGAAGAAATATGGTTCCTACTTATAATTCGATAGCAACGTATGAAGTTTGTTATGGAAACAAATTTCATGCAGATTTAGAAGGTTTTAATATTCGTTCTTCTGCATTTAAAATTGATGGAGTTAATGGTGACATATACTTAACTGATTTTCCAAATACTAATCAACTAAAGGGAACTGTTAAATTTTTTACATTTATTGATGGAGTTATCTCATATGTTAATGATAATGCAGGAACAGTAGATTATGTAAGAGGTGAAATAAATTTATTTCCAATAAATATTATATCAACATCACTCTCAGAGAGAATTGAAATTGAGGTTACTCCAGAATCAAATGACATTGTTGCAAAAGAGAACCTTTATATTGTGCTAGATACTACAAGAAATAGTACGTTAAACTTATTAGAAGACGTTCTTGTCTCTGGTTCAAATGTATCAGGAACAAATTACATACCACCATCTAGTTTCATTAGCAATAAAAAGTACATAAGATAAGAAATGTCAGATAAAAAAATTAAAATTACAAATATTCTTGGTAGTCAAATACCAGATTTTATACAAGCAGATAACCCTCTTTTTAAAGAATTTTTAACTCAATATTACGAATCAGAAGAACGTGAGTATGGAACAACTTACCTATCTGATCATATTTCATCTCTTAAAAATATATCAACTCTTTCAAATATCTCTTTAGTAGAAAAGCAAACTATTAATGCACCTAATAGCACAACACCAGCACAACCAGTCATCTTATCATCCTTATTGTTTGCTTATGATGATGTAATTGAAGTTAATACAACAGAAGGATTTCCAAATAAATATGGATTATTGAAAATTGATAATGAAATCATAACATATACTGGAAAAACTGCAACTTCATTTACAGGATGTGTTCGTGGATTTAGCGGAATATCTCAAATTCAAAGTGAGAATAATCCTGAGTTTTTAACATTTAGTGATACCAATGCTGCTTCACACACTGTAAATTCAGTTGTGATCAATCTAAGTTTTATTTTTGTAACTGAATTTTACAAAAAATTTAGAAGAAACTTTTTACCTGGTTTAGAAGGTAGAAATTTTGCATATGGATTAAATGTAGAAAATATTTTATCAAGAGCTAAAGATTTTTATCGTTCAAAAGGAACTGATACATCTCTAAAAATACTTTTTCAAGTTTTGCACGGTGAACAAGTTGAAATTATTAAACCTTTTGATCAAACTATTATCCCATCAGAAGCAAAATGGGATATAACTGATGACATCGTAGTTGAAGTTATTTCTGGAAACCCCTTAAATTTGATAGGACTAAAAATATACCAAGATTCATTTTTAAATCCAACTGCTAGTGGTTCAGTTTCAAATGTATCTACAAAATTTTTAGGTAATAAGCAGTATTATCAAATATCTTTTTCAAAAGGAACATTATATAATAGGTTTAAAGTTTCAACTAAAACAAAAGTGGTATCGACTGCATTAACAACTGAAGTCGTGACTGTTGACTCTACAATCGGATTTGGAGAAACTGGTAATTTTTACTATCCAAATGCAGATAATATATACGCATTAGCAGAATTTACATCTAAATCAAATAATCAATTTTTTGGGTGTACAGGTATTACTACGACTTTAACTGAATCCGATCCTATAATAGATTCAAATTTTGTATATGGATATGAAAATAACAATTTAAATGAAATTTGTCAAATGAGAGTGGTTGGATCAATCACTAAATCTGACGATAATATTGATGTTACAAAATATTTTGACCTTGACGACTCAATTAAAGTAAAACACTTAGGAGAAAAATATGATGTCAATGATTTAAGATTTAATACTTGGTTTTATAATAACTTATCATATGTTGATGTTCAACAACATCCAGCTACCAGCGTAAACTTTTCAACTTTAACAGAACATTTTTTAAAGATTGGTGATAAAGTTGATGTTATATACAAAGATACTGGAGCAATAATTAAAGAGAATATAGAAGTTAATAATATTGGTTCACCCAAAGACTTTTCTATTGATACTACAGTTATTTCAGATATCATATTTGGAGATTATATAATTAAGAAAAAATTAAACTATGCCTCTTCAAATTTTGGAATCACTTCACTTTTATCAAATATACAAAATTCATTTGTAGATTCTGAGAAAAATGCTTATGTTGCTTTCTCTGGATATCCATCTTTTGACACTCAAACAAGTAATAGGTCAAAATCTTTTACATTTGGAAGTATTGATGCAAATGGAGTAATTACTATAAATGATCATAATTTTTTAAATGGAGAAAAAGTTTATGTTGGTCTATCTACTGTTGCATCTAAAGGATCTAGTGGTTA